TTCAACGCCACGGAGGATGCGATCAATGCTTTGGAGAACGTCAGACAGGCTCTCATCAATGCCCAGCAGGATTGTGAGGAGCTGTATGTATCCGCGCCAGAGCAGGACGAAGAGTCGGAGAGCGGCGGATTGGCCGCGTCAGATGCTACGTGAATACAGACCAAAAGGGAGGGTACCGGTTTTTCGCCGGTATCCTCCTTCTCCATCGGGTCTGACCGTACCAGGTTATAACCCCAGTAGTCTCTGCAAAAGGCGGTTGCTCCAGCTGAGTTCCTATGCTATAATCCATACCGGCCAATCGAAAAGGGCAGGGAGATTGATTATGAAAAAGACAAATATATCATTTAATAAATGGAAACTTTTTGTTTTAACATTGTCCCTTTTAACTTTGATGGGGTGCGCAAGAGAAAATAATATCTTGACGGAAAATCAATCCGCAGAAAATCATACTTCCAAAAATACCAGCCAAATGGAAGAATCATTCATGGATACAACGGAACAAATTGAGGAAGCAACGGTTGAACCAATCATCATGGATGTGGATTGGTCAGATTATTTTGAAGAAATCAATGGCTCTGCCGTTATCTACAATCCAGCTGAGCACAGCTATCAGATATACAATCAAGAGCTGGCTAATACCCGGCGTTCCCCATGCTCTACATTCAAAATTATTTCTTCTTTAATTGCTTTGGAAAAGGGGATTGTGGAGCCTGACAATTCCACTCGCACATGGAGCGGAGAAATTTTCTGGAATGAGGTGATGGATATTGTAAATGTGGGAAAAAACTGTATAGGATTAGGTAACAGTGGATACTGTAATAGTGGAAATTATAATAGTGGAAACTATAACAGTGGAAATCATAATAGCGGATATTATAACAGTGGAGATTATAACAGTGGAAACGGGAACAGTGGGAAATGGAATAGAGGAAATCATAACAGTGGAAACCGTAACAATGGAAAATATAACAGTGGAGATTATAATAGTGGAAATTGGAACAGTGGAGACTGGAATGTTACAAATTGTTCTAATGGTTGTTTTAATACGATAGAACAAAAAATATTTTTATTTAATAAAATATCTGATTGGACAATGAAAGATTGGAGAAATAGTGAGGCAAGAACTATATTATATGATATGATGGTTAGTCCAATACAAAAAATTGATGAAAAAGATATGACAGAGAAAGAAAAAGAAGAATACCCAGAATATCAAACAACGGGATTTTATTTAAAAAAATTGAGTTTGGAAGAAATAGCAGAAGAAAGGCAAAAATGTTGGAATGAATTATCTCAAGAACAAAAAGATATTGTTATGGCAATACCGAATTTTGATAAAGCAATATTCAAAGAAACAACTGGTATTGATGTAGATATGGAGGAATAGCATAATGAAACACAAAAAGAAGTGGATTACTCTAAAAGAAGAAAAAAATGGTGTCAGGGTAAAAGTAAGTACGAATATAACAGGTGTTGATGTGATGGATATGCTGACAAGTGTACTTTGCAAGATATTAATTGATGTAGCAAAATTAAATTCATTAGAGGTTACATCAGAGGTTTTAGCAAAAAGGTATAAAGACTATATGTTGGATTATTTAAAGAGGTTCACGAGATAGCCAAAAGATAGAAATGCGATAATATCAAGGAAAAAGGCAGTTTTTTTTAATTTTCACGAGATAATCGCGAGGTAATCAAAAGATAGCAGGTGAAAAAATGAAAATAGGACTGATAGATGTTGATGGACATAATTTTCCAAATCTATGTTTAATGAAAATATCCTCATATCATAAAGCGAGAGGAGATACTGTAGAATGGTGGAATGGTTTTGAAAAATATGACATAGTATACAAAAGTCGTGTATTCACAGATGAATATACGCAAGATGAAAATACAGCAATCAATGCAGATAAGATAATAGAGGGTGGTACAGGCTATGGATTGGAGAATAAATTGCCTTATAAGATAGAACATTGCTATCCAGATTATAGCTTGTATCCCAAGCTAACAAAAGATACGGCATATGGTTTTTTGACAAGAGGTTGCCCAAGAAATTGTCCCTTCTGTATTGTTTCTCAAAAAGAAGGAAAACAGTCAGTTAAAGTAGCTAATTTATCAGAGTTTTGGAAGGGGCAAAAGATAATCAAGCTGTTAGACCCAAATTTGTTAGCCTGCAAAGACCATATAGAATTGTTACAGCAGTTGATTGACAGCAAAGCATATATAGATTTTACGCAAGGGCTTGATGCACGATGTATCAATGAAAAAAATGTAAAATTGTTATCAAAAGTCAAAGTGAAAATGATACATTTTGCTTTTGATGACATCAATCAGGAAAAAGAAGTTGTAAAAGGATTAAAACTTTTTAAAGAGACTTCTCATATTCCAGAAAATAAAACAGGAGTGTACATATTGACAAATTATAATACCACTCATAAACAAGATTTGTATAGAGTGAAAGTGGTGCAGAAATTAGGTTATCGTCCCTATATTATGATATACAACAAAAATACTGCACCACAAATAACAAAAGATTTACAGAGATGGGCAAATAATAAGCTGATTTATTATGGCAGCGGTATGTTGTGGGAGAATTATAGAAAGAGCGGATAAGAATATGAGTAAAAAGAAAGCAAAAAGAAATATCAAAAAGAAGAAAAAGAGTATAAAATATTTTGAAAAAATTATAAAAAAGCGATACAAAGAAACATTAGATATAAACGAAAAAGGTATTCCAGTATTAAAAAATACAGATTTTCCTGTGAGTGCATATTTACAGTATTCCTTTTTTTTAGGATATAGTGATGAGTATTTGACAAGAACATTTCATTTGGAAATGAAGGAAAACCAATTAGCAGACATAAAAAGAGACGCTTTTTTATTTAGCATAAATGTGTTAGAACATTCATTTGAAAAAGAAATGGAAAGATATGATGATTGGTTATATAAAGAAGAAATGTCTGGTTATTGGTAATTTTGTTCACTGAAAGGATAGGAGAAAATATCATGAAAAAGCAAACAGAACAATACATACAAAAAATAGCTGATTATTATGGACTAGATAGTCAGACAGATAAAACCATTGAGGAATGTGCAGAACTGATACAAGCATTAGTGAAGTTAGAAAGTCGAGAGAATACAATAGAAGAAATAGCAGATGTGCAGATTATGCTAAAACAGATGCTTTATTTGTTAGATTGTGAGAAAGAAGTAGAAAAAGTAATGGAATATAAAATAAATAGGCAGTTAGAAAGGATAAAACAGGCAAAAGAACAATGAAAAGAAGAATTTTTCCAAGAAAAATATACAAGCATTTCAAGGGAAAACTGTATCGTGTCATAGCGATTGCAGAACATACCGAAACAAAAGAAAAATTTGTGATATATCAAGCGTTAGGTGAAAGGAAAATATATGCTAGACCCTATGATATGTTTGCATCTGAAGTAGATAAAATAAAGTATCCAGATGTAAAGCAAATGTATAGGTTTAAAGTGGTGAAATAATAAAAAAGGGGCTTCCGCCCCACTCCATCAACAAAAGTATATCATATTCTATTGGTATAAACAAGGGGGCGGAAGTTTTGATAAACAAAAAAGAAATGGAAGCAGTGAAAAAGAAAATAGAACAGTATTATTATATAGAAAAAGTGATTGTATGGAAGAATGAGAAATTAGAACGTTTGACAAAGAGATTAGAAGAGATAGACAATGACAGAAACAGTGCTATATTACCTGTTGCGTTAAATACAGATTTGAGTGCTGTAAAATATGATGGTATTGGTAGTAAAAGTGGAGCATTGCCACAAAGTCCTATGGATAGAGAAATTGAAGTAATTTATACTAGACTAGATACAGCATACTGTAAAACACAAAACGAAATTTTAGAGTTAAAAATAGAGATACAAAAGCTAGAGGATAGTCAAGAAGAAACAGCATTTTATATTCATATGTTAAATGAAGAAAGTAAAAAGATATTAGAATATAAATATAAACATAAAAAAAGTGTAACACAAGTGGCATTTTTGCTTCATTTGTCAAAATCAACAGTGTGTCGCAGTTTTCAAGAAATATACGAGTGGCTTTATAAAATGATGGAGTATAATGGAGTGTTTGAAAAAAACGTGAAACAAAATGAAACAAAATTGCAACAAAATGAGACGATTTTGCAACAAAATGAGACAAAGTTGGGACTTTTTTTATAGAAATATGTGTTATGATACTAACATAAAGTTTTATCAAAAAGCCCCTAAACTTTTCAAAAAGAGCAGTTTACTATGACTGTTCTTTTTTTTATAAAAAATGATTGTAAAGAAGGTGCAAAATAATGGGAAAAACAACAACACAAATGCAGCTTGTAGAGATTTCAAAACTAATCCCTTATGTGAATAATGCTAGAACACATTCAGCAGAACAAATTACAAAACTTCGTTCTTCATTGAGAGAATTTGGATTTATTAATCCAGTGATTATAGACAGTGATTACAATGTAATAGCAGGACATGGTAGAATAGAAGCAGCAAAATTAGAAAATATCAAAGAAGTACCATGTGTTTTAGTAGATTATCTTACACCAGCACAAAAAAGAGCCTATATTATTGCAGATAATCGTATGGCAATGGACGCAGGCTGGGACGAAGAACTGTTAAAAATAGAAATTGAAGCATTACAGGCAGAAGCATTTGATATAGATTTGACAGGGTTTGAAGAAAAGGAAATTGCGGATTTATTTGATATTGACGAAGAAGTACAAGAGGATAACTTTGATATAGACGAAGAATTATCAAAACCAACGATAACAAAAAGTGGAGATATATGGCTGCTAGGAAACCACAGACTGATTTGTGGTGATAGTACAAAGGAAGAAACTTATACTTTTTTGATGAATGGAAAAAAAGCGAATTTAATAGTAACAGACCCTCCATACAATGTAAACTATCAAAGCAATGCAGGAAAGATAAAAAATGACAATATGAATAGTGATAAATTCTATCAATTTTTATTTGATGCGTTTTCAAATATGGAAAAAGTAATGTCAAATGAAGCAAGTATTTATGTATTTCATGCAGATACAGAAGGATTAAATTTCAGGAAGGCATTTTTTGATGCAGGTTTTTATTTATCAGGTACGTGTATTTGGAAAAAGCAAATTCTTGTATTGGGCAGAAGTCCTTATCAATGGCAACATGAGCCTTGTTTGTTTGGTTGGAAAAAGAATGGAAAACATCAATGGTATTCTGATAGAAAACAAACTACAATATGGGAGTTTGACAGACCCAATAAAAATAATGACCACCCAACGATGAAACCTGTACCATTGATTGCATATACCATTAAAAATTCGAGTATGTCAAATTGCATTGTAATTGACCCCTTTGGAGGAAGTGGTTCCACACTAATTGCCTGTGAACAAACCAATCGTATTTGTTATACCATTGAATTAGACGAAAAATACTGCGATGTCATTGTAAAAAGATATATAGAGCAGTCAGGTGGTTATGAAAATGTGTCTGTAATACGAGAGGGAATAAATATTTCATTTAATGAGATAAATAGACAAAATACATAAAACAATATTGTGTATTTTCTAGTATAAATAGAGCTGTATAAAGCACAAATGATACACAATAAACTGTAAAATGATTGTGTAGTATATCTCTTGCTATACCACTAAAGAAATGGTAATATGTGTACTACAAAAAGGAAATACACAAAAGCGAAAGGTTGGTATAGTATATGAATGAGAAAATGAAAAAACAAATAGAAGAAATGAAAAAGCAAACAATAGGTGTTGAAGTAGAAATGAATCACATTACAAGAGAAAAAGCAGCAAGTGTTGCAGCAAAATTTTTTGAAACAAATCATTATAAAAACACAGAAGATAAAAATGGTTACAGTACCTGGTCAGCTTGGGATAATAAAGGAAGAGAATGGAAATTTCAAAAAGATAGTAGTATTGCAGGAGAGGAAGAAGAAAAATGTGAACTGGTCACACCGATATTACAATATGAAGATATAGAAACATTACAAGAATTAATTAGAAAATTAAGAAGGGCTGGAGCAAAAAGCGATGCCACGAGGGGCTGCGGAATTCATTGTCACATAGGGGCACAAGGGCACACAGCACAAACACTTAGAAATTTAACAAATATTATGGCAAGCCATGAAAGATTGTTAATTGATGCACTCAACATTGACAACGACAGAATAAATACATATTGTAAAACAGTTTCTCCTATATTTGTAGAAAAAATAAATAAAATAAAACCGAAAACAATGACAGAGTTTGCAGATATTTGGTATCATGCAAACAATGCAAGATATGGAAGAAATCAGCATTACAATAACAGCAGATACCATATGCTCAATTACCATGCAACATTTACAAAAGGAACGATTGAATTTAGGCTATTTCAATTTGATGCACCAGCGAATGGAAAACAAAACGGACTTCATGTGGGACAATTAAAAAGTTACATTCAGCTTTGTTTAGCACTGAGCCAAATGGCAAAAACATTAAAAAGTGCAAGCCCAAAACCACAACAAAATGAAAATCCCAAATATGCTATGAGAACTTGGTTACTTCGATTAGGGTTTATAGGGGAAGAATTCAAAACAGCAAGAGAAATACTTACCAAAAGATTAGCAGGAGATACCGCTTTTAGAAACGGCAGAGCAGCATAAAAACAGGAGAAGGAATTAGCCTCCTGTCACATTATATTTGACCGCTAAAGCGGTCTTAATGTGGTAGAAGGATACTTCCTTCGGAAAGGATAGATGTTATTATGAAAACAAGATATTATATTGCCTATGGCAGCAACTTAAATGTAGAACAAATGAAAAGGCGATGTCCTTCTGCACGTATTGTAGGAACATCGGAAATTCAAAACTATGAATTGCTTTTTAAAGGAAGCAAAACAGGATATTATCTTACCATTGAACCAAAAGAGGGAGAAAGCGTTCCCGTTGCAATATGGGAAACGACAAAAGAAGATGAAAAAGCACTTGATATTTATGAAGGATTTCCTACATTTTATTACAAAATGGATATGGAGTTACCTATAAAAGAAATACAGACAGAAAAAATAAAAAATCGAAAGTGCTATGTTTATATTATGCACGAATATAGACCAAAAGGATTGCCAAGCAAACGATATATAAATGTTTGTAAGGAGGGTTATTTATACTTTGGATTTGATACAACGGTTTTAAAAAGGGCAATAGAAAAAAGTAAATTTTGAAAGGAATAAGGTACTCGAAAGAGTGCCTTTTTTCAATTCAACATAAGGGGGTGGTGATGATGTAGTGGACAAAAAACAACAGGCTTATGAGGACTGGAAAAGGGGAATGAAGTATAAAGAAATTGCCGAAAAATACGGCATTTCTTTAAGTACAGTGAAGTCTTGGGCGGTGCGTTATTGGAAGCAAAATGAGCAAGAAAAAGTTGCAACCACAACAGCAAGAAAGTTGCAACCAAGTAATGAAAAGTTGCAACCAGAAAAAAATAAAGGTGGTGCTCCTAAAGGCAATAAAAACCATATCAAACACGGTATTTATGAAAAAATGCTTTTTGAATTTTTATCACAAGAAGAACAGCAATTTTTTTTACAAAATGAGTTAGACGAAATAGAAGAATGTAAAAAGATGATAAAATTTTGCGACTTGCAGATATTGAAGTTTATGGGAAAAATAAAAGAGTTGGAGCAAAAAGCAGGTGGACTTGTGGTGTCTGGTGTGAGCAAATCAAAATCAAAATTAGAAGGAACACAAAGAGATATGGCAAGTGACTATACAGAAGAAAAAGTAATGACGAACACGGTAGCAGTACACGAATTGATATTGCGGTATAACAATGAAATCGAAAAAGCAAAAAAACAAAAAATGAAATGTTTAGAAGTGCTTTTGAAATTTGGAGAAACACAAAACCAACAAACAGAACAAACAACAGCAGTAAATATTTATTTACCCAACAATGATAGGGGTTGAGTAGTATGGAAATTAGACCACAAAAAGGAGCACAAGAGAGGTTTTTGTCTTGCAATGCTGACATCTGTATTTATGGAGGTGCAGCAGGAGGAGGAAAAACATTTGCTTTACTTTTAGAGCCGTTGCATTATATCAACAATGGAAAATTTGGAGCAGTAATATTTAGAAAAAATAACAATCAGATATTTGCAGAAGGTGGTCTTTGGGATACAGCCTGCAACATTTATCCCTATTGTGGCGGAAAGGCAGTAAAAAATCCTGTATCTGTATGGCGATTTCAAAGTGGTATGAAAGTGACATTCAGTTATATGGAATTAGAAAAAGATGTTTTAAAATGGCAAGGTTCTCAAATACCGCTAATATTGTTTGACGAATTGACACACTTTAGCAGAAAGCAGTTTTTTTATATGCTTTCCAGAAACCGCTCCACTTGCGGTGTAAAGCCTTATGTAAGAGCAACTTGTAATCCAGATAGTGAAAGCTGGGTAGCAGAGTTTATTTCTTGGTGGTGGGATGAAAATACAGGGTATGCCATACCAGAAAGAAGTGGTGTATTAAGGTGGTTTATAAGACGTGATGATATATTGTATTGGGCAGATAGCAAACAAGAAATTTGTAAGCAGTTTGATTTAAAAACAGAAGAGGAAAAAGAAGAACCGAAATCTGTTACA